TACTCTGTCTTGATGAACGGGAGGGCTTTCCTCGCGTAGGTTTCGTTCTTCATCAAGTTCAGCAGAATCGTTCTCTCTAAGTTCATTCTTATCCACCATCTCAGCCGAGTTAATCAACATTACACGAAGGATGTCAGCAAAGAAGTTTACTGCTTCCTTGCTATTAAAATCAACGGAATTTGGATTTACTACAACCCCAGTATCAAACGACAACTCAGCTTGACCGTTAGACTCAAGAACCTTGAGGTTGGAATACATGACGACCATACCTTCATACTTACCAGGCTTCAGAATCTTGATACTGAAGCATGCAGGGTCGTGTTCTTCGTCGCCAATCACATAGTGTTCAAAGTCTCTAGCATAGATCAACTCTTTACGCAGTCTGTTGAATCGGTATGTCTCGTACTTATCTCTAATCCAATTAATCATACTTCACTGTCCTCAACTAGTTCAATGTCATCTGCAGAACCCATAATATTCGACGAGAACTGATACCTGCCGGTTACAGCCTCGTGGAAGCTATCGCTGGACAGGATGCTATTCCAGAATGCATCCGACTGCGTGTCCGCCAGCCGCCACTTCTTATCTTCAACCTCGCCAGTTTCAGTATTTGCCTTCGCATACCAACCGTTGCTGGGCTTCACAACATGACCGGTTTCAAGAGCAATTTCAAGAAGTCCAGACCACTTGTTCACGCCACCCTCGAAGGTAACGGTGACAGGGATCTTTGCCTTCTCACGAACATAGCGAGACTTTTCAACGTTAATAATAAAGTTGTATCCGATGACCTCAGTGCCTTCCTTTTCCTGCTGGCGACCAAGGATATAGATGTTGTCAGCCGAGTAGTAGGAACCAGTGCCACCACCAACAATATCCTTGGGATAAAGACCAATTTCCTTGTAGGTGTGATTGACCACAACCATAGGAATATCCTTAATGGATAGGTGCGGAGTGACCATACGGAACAGCGACTTGATCTGCTTGGCGCGAGTCATATCAGCAACAGACTTGCCTTCCATAGCATCTTCGACTTCCTTCTTGGAAGCCAGATTACCAATAGAATCAACAACAATCATAACGCGCTCGCCGCGCTCGATGTTATTAAGCTGCTGCATGATATCATGCTTAAGCTGCTCAACGTCAGTGATTGGAGTGTGGATCACTCGCTCAGTATTGATGCCGAACGAAGTGAAATAGTTTTGCGGAGTACCAAACTCAGAGTCATAGAAAATAACAACAGAGTCAGGGTACTTGTCCTGATATGCCTTCACCATGATCAGAGTGAATGCAGTCTTAAAGTGCTTGGACGGACCAGCCCACATAGTAAGTCCCGGAGTGAATCCACCCTCAAGACTTCCAGACAGTGCAATATTAAGAGCAGGAATGCTGGTGGGGATCATATCCTTGGCAGCAAAGAACTTAGACTTCGACAGAATAGCCGAGTCCTTAATCGTAGAATTCTTTTTCAACTTATCAAGTAGACTCATAAATCCTCACAGCAGCGGCTTCGAATTAACTGTTTTGATACCAAAATCTTCTTCTTGGACTTCGTGCACTTCAGGCGCTGTTTCAGCTTTAGGCGCACCAAGAGGCTTCCTTCTAGTATACTTCCTTTTTGGTCTGGGTTCAAGAGATTTCACCTCTGGAACAACCTGTTGTTGCTTCTGTTGCAGCGATATGTTGCCGGCGATCAGAAGAATAACAGCAAGCGGATCAAATACAATAATGATCAGCACAATCACCATTCTAACTGCAGAGTCGAAGTGGTTGGTTGCATCATCACCATACACTATAGCAGCAATGTACTTTAGTGGACCAATTTCAACCTCTTGTTTCTTGACAGTGTTGGCGATCTGATTGCGCTCGGTCTTAAGGTCAATGAGCTCTTGTTCTAGTGAACGACGCTCAACATCTAGACTCTTACGCTCAGGCTGTAGCTGTCGCTTCTGCGCCAGACCTCTTGACACATTATCGTTTTCAAGATACTTCTCCAGAGAACGATCAATGTTGTTGATCTGGCGTTCAATTAGAGAAAGCGATCGTTCCTTAGAGGCAATCGATGCATCTAGGGTCTCTATCCGTGTCGACTCATCAACAACAGACGTAACCTGATTTTCAATGTGCGCCTTCGACAAGAAGCCAAAGATACCCATAGAAGTGATCAGCATTAGCAGTACAATTGCTGCGCCCATGTACGCTTTCATTAGCGTTGGGATAGTCTTGCGGTTTCTGTACAGCCAAGAAGCTGCAACTAGTTTAGCCAACTCCAGTGAGATTCCCATAGCAGCAATTGCAACTGTGGCTCCGGGAAAAATGGCAATCAACCCAATGATTGAATAGTAGGCTGCGGTTGCAGAAAGGATGAACCCAGAGAGAAATACTAGTGCTGTTAACATGTTACGTCCTTAATTCCATATCTTCTGAAGACAGAAGGATAGATCATTATTTCTGCGCCAGTAACCTTGTCAAAGTTTTGAACTGTTGTCGACATATCAGTTTTGGCGTACACCCCAACCACCTTAAGGTTCTTCTTACCGTTTAGGCGACACATCTTGAATAGAAAATGGTCTCCAAAATGGATCAGTAGTTCTTCAGGTATTGGGGTGTAACTTGCTTTGTGTATGCCGATAGCTGTAGCAGAACCGGTCTCCAACTTCACACGCTCTTCCATTCTGATCGGAGAAGTGGTATTTATTTCAGTTATCGGGTACGTCCTTTGCGTAACTGTATTTTCATCTAGAGTAATAGTGCCATTACTCTCTATGATAGAGTCATAGATGGCATCTATCAACCGAACATCAAACACAATATCGTCATTTATAATGAGCAGCTTATCATGAGCAGCAATGCTAACGCCAAGGTTCCAAGAAGGATTAACAAATTTGTTCTCACCGAAGCAATGGTATTTTACCTTGGGTAAAGAACAAAGCAAGTCTTTCCTCTTGGAAGAGTCGTTATCAATTAAAACTATCTCCCCCACCAGAGGATGTGCCTCTAGTAGAGGGAGCATAATTTCTATTTCAGTAGCGCGCCACATCGTGGGCACTATGACTGAGATCATCCAAACAAGTCCTCTAGCGTAGACATTCTAGCTGATCTCCACTTGATAGCGTCAAGTATGATCTTCAGCGGCTCGACAAAAGACTTCTCGAACTGCGTCTCATAGTCAATGAACTGATCAACACCCAGATCTTTAGGCAGAGAGTTTAGGAATGCGATGGTGTTGTTACGGAAAGGATTAGGCTGCTTTAAATAACAGAACTTGATCTTCTCACCTTCCTTGATTAGCTGGAACTTCTTCTCCAGTTTCATCTCACGCACAAGATGGTTATAGACCAGCACACCCTTCACGTGGATCGGCGTACCCTTCTTGAACATATGTAGCGCGTCATGATACTCAGTAACACCATTGACACTTCGAGGAAATGAGATCTCTTCGACCGGCAGCTTCTTGAACTGATCTCTGAAGTCTTCAATGAAGTTGATAACGTCATCCTGACTTCCAGTCATGATCACCTTAAGAGCTTCCTTAATCTTCTCACGACACGCCGATGGAGTCGAAGACTTAACTGCTTCCAAGCCAGTGATCTTTAGCTTGGGCTCAGCATACTCGACACCTTCAACGTTATATGCATTAAGGATATAACGCTTCTTGGCAGTCCAGATGGCTTTGTCAGCAAGAGTCTCGCGCTTCATGATCATCTTCTGATCGAATGCATTTACATACTCAGCCAGTTCCTTATACGACGCATCGATGACCTTCTGCAGCTTTTCCTCACAGACCTTATCGAGGAACCGAATGACTTTGTGGTGATCCTTTTCATTAGGGATAACCTTGTCAACGATACCAGAAAGGTTCAGGTACATTGAGTCAGTATCGCAAGCAATCACATAGTCGACGCCATCTGTCTTGAGCAGAGTATTGATATATGCATTCATCCTGCGCTCAATCCAACGAGTGGATAGCTGACCCGAGATAGTGATCGCCTCAGCAATACGGATATCGAAGAACCGGAAGTATTGGTTGCCGATAGCACCGTAAGCTGAGTTCAACGAAACCTTTTTAGCAAGCTGTAGGTTGTTGTACCTAGAGATTTCCTTCTCCAGATACTCGACCTGCGCAGGATCACCCTTGACCTTTTCGATCTTCTTCTTGGCTTCTAGTGCCAGCTTCTTGTACTTGGAACGATCCTTGTACATGGTTTCCATGATCTTAGGAAGGAAGCCTTGCTTATTGGTGGAAAAGAACTGCCTGTTTGGCGTAACAGTCAGCTTCTTTTGCTTCAGGAAGTCAAGCTGGGCTCGCTTGTCTAGGATGGAATCAATATCAACGCTGCCGCAGTTACGAATCTCATCATCATAGTACGCAGGCTGCACCAACGTCTCTGGTGAGATGTTGTACTGCATAATAAGATGCGGATACAGTGAGTTCAAGTCAAAGCTTGCAACCCAGTTATGCAACCCGACGATTGGATCCTTGACATACGCACCTTCATACTGTGCGTTCTTTTCACCCTGCTTCATCTGAGGAATAACGATGTTGTTCTTCTTCAGGTGATTGTAGATGATCGTATCCCACATTCTTACCTGAGAGAACACGTCATCGTAATTGACCTTGTTATCATACGCCAAGGTCATTGCCAGTTCGATCAATCGCCCCTTGTCGTTCAGGCGCTCAACTAGTTCAACGTCCTTGATGTTGTACTCCATGAACTTCTGGAAGTCATGCTTGTACAGCTGATGCAGGTTTTCATACTCAGAATAATCAAGCTTCTTCTGACCCAGTTCGCTGAACGCAACATGGTCAAGGCGATAGGACTCTTGAGGAGTGAAGGAATACTTCTTGTATAGCTCAAGATAGTCCAGAACCGAAACTCCAAAGATATCATAGCTGATATGCTCGCGGTTCATGATCGTGGTCTCACGCAGGCTCAGCTTCTTCCAAGGCGAAAGCTTGTTAGCTTCAGCCTCACCGAGCACCCGAGTGATACGATTCACCAGATAAGGAATATCGAAGAACTTGACGTTCCACCCTGTAATGATATCAGGGAAGATGAGTGTGTAGTCGTTGATGAATTGATTGATTAGTTCAATCTCATCACGACACTTCTTATAAGTCAGATCAGGATTATCCGAAGTAAACGCGCCAACACCATACGAGTAGATCTTGTTGCCAATCTTCATTGTGATGGCAGTGATCTCTTCGGAGGCTTCCTTGGGCTCAGGGAAGCCATTCTCCGAACCAACCTCGATATCCAGATATGCAATTACAATCTGATCTTTGTCCCAGAAGATATCTTCTGGGAACTCATCAGAGATGAACGCATAATCGTACTTATTGTTGCCGTAGATGGGGAACGTTTCTACTTCTTTGTAACGCTCAAGGAACTCGCGAGCGTCATTGATATTCCCCGGCTCGATAGACTCTACATAGTCACCCTGTAGAGTCTTGAACTTGGTCTTTGTCTTGGCAGGAACATAAAAAGTAGGACGATACTCTATGCGGCGGGCAACACGCTTGCCGTCTTCAACACCGCGATAGAGTATCGACTTACCATACAACTGAACGTTAGTATAAAACCGCAAATCTCACCCCGTAATTAGAGTCTTGGGAGGAACGACAATTCCACCGAAGACGCTATTATACTGGTTCGCCATCTGATCGTCAACTTCTTCTGCAATGATTACATTTGCATTCTTGACTGTAATGTTCTTATCCTTACCAAGATAAGGCATGAACGGTAGGAAGCCTAGTGCTGCACGACCATCTGGTCCCGGCTGAATGGCAACAACAACGCAGTTCTTCAGAACTGTATTGGTGGCATCTTCAGAAACAACTTCACCAATGATCTCTTCACTCGTGATCAACTTCAACGCTTTCACTGTCATGTTCTATTCCTTTGTTTGGTGTAATTTTCTTTCGAGGTGTTACTTCGACCACTCGAAACTCTTTGACGTACTTTAGTATTTCTTTGCGGGAAACAAGAACGTTGTTCTTGTAATACTGGTCATCTAGCATTGACCATGTATCGTCGCCGCACACCAGCCTCCAACCGATGAACTCATCAACAGGAATATTGTTCTCGGTTAGAAGGTGGTTGAGATCACTTAGTGTGTGCATAGTAAATTGGTAGCGGGGGTGGGAGTCGCACCCACGACCCCTGGATTATGAGTCCAGTGTTCTGCTGCTGAACTACCCCGCAACAACTCTCTTTATTTAGCCTTCGTCGCTATCCTGCTCAACAGGTGCATCAGAACGCTTAAGCTTGAATCGAACATAGCTCTTATGCGCTTCAAGCATAGAACGCTTTAGCGAACCACGCTCGTGCGAATTACGAATATGTCCAGCAGCTTCAGCCATTGCCAGCTGCTTCTTATCACGACGGGGGAGTGTCGCTGTGAACGTATCAGATCTATTAGCCATTCAGAATTTCCTCACACTTGTTCCAAAACTTTTCTTGTTGTCCCGGCATACGAATCTGGAAATTATGATAGAACAGATCCTTGCCATCGACGCCATATGTCGTTCCCATACCATAAACGGGCATACCATCAGCCAGTGACCAATACGGTGGCTGATCCTTTTCCCATTCATAACGCTGAGGTGCACTATCATAACGCAACGGCAGAATTAAGTCAACGGGAATGCCAAATCTCTCTGCCTCGAACGTATACTCTTCAGCAACGTCGCCTCTGGTAGTTTCAAGAGCAGAAGGCTTGCCAATCTTTTCAAACACCTCTGCCGATAGAGCAACCGAAGAAGGTGCAGCGAACACATGCTGGTTGTTATCGAGATGATTGGTTCTCTGTGCGTTACCAATAACTCGGTTCTTGGAAGCCTGTTCGATATAGTAGTCGATGGAATCTTCGCTGAGAGGAATAGCGTCGATGTCTAGAAAAAGAATTACATCGAAGTCTAGCTGCTTCTGGATTTCATGGTTCTTAAAGGTATCAACCTTATGACCATTCACGCACCAAAAGTAATCCATCGCTGCGCCATGAGGGCAATTGACCTTCATGATATAGTGGGGGATGTTACTCTTGTTAAACTTCTCAACGATCTTCTTCTGATAGAGAACGGTCTTTTCGTCAATGTTCTCCATAAAGAAAGAAGCAATACATGCATGCATCATTATTTACTCCAAGGCAAGTTGCCGTTATATCGCCTGAGCATCTCAGCATTACCAGCCTCAAAGAAGCCAGCCTGAACCGAGTGCTCAGAGTTCCCAACAGTATAGTTCACTGTGTAGTTATATGTAGCGTCGTAGTTGGGAGCGATCTGCCTGAGTACATGACACATGGCACGATCAATTTCCATCTGTCCGGGTTCTCTAAACTTCCTGTACCAGACAGGCGTAATCTGAACCGCAAGACGGATAGGCATGAAGTAGCAATTTACATCGACGAAGTAATCTCTGGGGTCGATTACAGATGCCCACTTACCCAGACTCTCACAGTTATCCTTACAAAGGAATTCGCCTTGCTTGTTGACGATGTTACGGAAAGAGAACGACCAATCCTTGCCGCTCTTGATTGTAGCAAGGCACTCTTCAATATGAGTGGGCTCTAGCGTATTGTCATCATCAAGATAGATGATGTAATCACAATCAGCCATGAACGTTGATGCTGCATAGATTCTATGCCCGTTCCATCTATCCTTGCCGATAGAGTAAGGCAACGTCACCAGTGTAACGTTACTCAGCATAGCAGGCAAAACACCATACAGCAAAGAGTCGACTGCCTCGAATCGCTCAGGACCGTCGATCATCACAAGATGCTGGATGTTCGTATGAGTCTGTTTTGCAACAGACTCAATATTACGAGCTAGGATTGGATTGCCGACTGTCGCCGTGACGACACAGACTTTATCCATACACAATCATACCAGTGCCAGACCAGTGACCGAGCGTAGAAAGGTCAACCTTCTTGATGGTATCGCTTTCCTGAATAGAGCTCCACCACTCATGCATTTCACGATTGGCGCGAATATCATCCCAAAGAACGATACCCTTATACTTGCTCTCAAGGAAGAAGCTGTGGAAGTCGCGCTCCTGAATGCCGTCATGCGGATCAACGTCCACAAAAATAAACGGCGAGTTAAGTACATCCGGATCCTTCCGGAAGTCGCCGATCTTATACTCAACGTTCGAAGGCAGAACAATCAGCTGCTTCATTTCAACGATGTCGTATGAAATGACCTTGTGTGCGGTGGTGCTTAGTGCAACCGAAGAGCCGCCAAAGTGCGTACCGATATCGTAGATGGTCTGGCTGGGGAATAGCGAGGCAACAAATGCAAGAAGCTTGTAGTGCTCTTTGCCAGCCTGTTCGTTATAGTAAGAGCGATACTGAAAATTAGATAGCGAAGTGCTGCTGTTAAACAGATCCACGCTTTGCACTTCAGGTAGCAGCTTCTGTGTTTCGCCAGCCAGAAGCAGGCTCAGCTTTTCCGTTACATCCATAAGCACCTCAAATCAGACCGTTGTAAGAATTATTTCGCTGCATCACCTGCTCGAAAATTCGATATGTCTTTTCAAACCTAAGCTGATAGAGCTCTTCCATACCAAGCAGCACGTTAGTGATCTGATCCTTTGTCAGATCGCCCTCACAAACATTCTCACTAAGCGTCTTGATGTCCTCGAGAATATGCCAGCAGTCCATGATACTCTGCTCTAGATCAAAGCGATTATAGCTCACAGTGCCACCCCGATCGTAGAGATCACAAGGATAATACCCAGTACGAGACAAATAAAAGAAGCAACCCCAAGAATAACAAGAAAGACCTTATCCTTCTTAGGAATATTGCTCACCACAGTCGCAGTATACATACGACCAAGAAATCCCGAAAACTTATCACTCACTCTTATCTCCTTCCAAATACTTCATACCAAGGTGCATGAGAAGAAACGTTTTCTCTTGCGTCAGCCTTTCAACATGTTTAACCATCAACAGGTTCATCTTATCACGTTCCCGCAGCATCTTAGCCAAGGCTTCGTTTTGCTCCTTGAGCTCAGCCATCTCCATGAACAACTCGTCCATAGAGTTAGCTAATTCTTCCAGAGTAAGATGAACCTTTGTTGTCACTTATCAAATTCTCTACTGTACCTGCTAACTCTATACTCGCGTTTCTTGTATAGCGGTCCTGAAAGAGGAACAACTTCCCGATAGCGGTCGCACATCGCTTGCGCTATCTGCTTGCTAATGTATATATGTATAGGCTTCCAAGCGTCTCGCTTGTTCTCTCTACGCTCCACCACATAAAAGTATTGGCGGTTCATGACTATATAGCCTCATGTTAGAGCCCAGCCGTCTTCTTGCCGATGGTCTTAGCATCGGTCTCATCGGTGACGTACTGATATGCGCCCTTCGAGTACGCAATAGCAATACGCTTACTCTTAGCGATAATAGCCTCTCGAACCTCCGGTGTCTCCTTCTGAAGCTGAACCGGATCCATAACCGAGTTACGTGTCGTACACGACGCGCTACTCTTAAGCGACTGGATCTGCCGAGCGAACTCAGCAGCCGGTCGCGGCACATAGCTCAGCGTGGGCATATCCGTACCCGACAGCCGAGCCTTGTTAATCTTCCGCGCCAGTTCGCCCTTCGGCTTGCGGCGCTTCTTCGGGCTGTAAGACGACTTAGTATAAATGATCATACGAGTTCCATCAAGTCCTTAAGGTAGTGGTTCAACAGCTTTTCCTTACACATATCCGCCACGTTAGTGTACGGATCCTCAAGGTAAAAGCGACAGCCCTTGCGCCAGTTATTGTACTTCAGAAACTCTGCAAAGTCAAGGCGATGCTGCCGGTTGGCAGGATCAAACTGAATTCGATGCAGTCCCGGAAACTTGGTCTTGAACTGGTAGATACTCATACATCTTAGTTCATTGTACCACGGTCGGTACTAACCGCCTCAAGGAGCTCCTCGGCGTCCTCGAGGCATGCCTGTAAAACCTCTACAAGAATCTCTAGGTGGTCCCGGTTCATGATCGCGATATCCCTATCAACCAGCTGCCCCGTCTGAATCAGCATCATTGCAATCTGCCGCAGCTGGGCTTCCATTGTCGTCGATTCCAATTACATATACCTCAGGTAGATAACCAGTGCACCCGCGAGAAACCCACCTGCGAACGGGAAGAGGAAAGCCTCGACCCGATCACGGTAGCGGTCAAAGAACCGAAGCATTAGGCGACCTCACGCTGGGCGTTGAGCTCAGCGAGCTGCTCGCTTGTATACACCACCGGAGCACTCGCCTTACGCGAGGCACGGCGAACCTTCTTCGGGGCATTGGCGCGAGCCACCATCTCCTCGAGACGCTTCTGCGCCTTCGCGATACGCTCCTGAGCGCGACGCTCACGCTCGGCGAAACGCTCCGCAGCCTTCAGCT